TATAGGCGTACAGACTGATCTTTATCAAAAGACTACTGCTTCACAACCTATTAATACGACCAGTGCTTTAAAGAAAAATCCAATATACTGGAACAGAGCATTAACGCCTAATGGTGTTAAGGAGATGAATGACGCAGAACTTGACGCATTTTGCGAAGAGTTAGTCATACGTATTATGCGGGACGAGTTGCCTGGTACTTATCGTCTATCCTCTAACAGTCCTGGTGCTAATTGGGTTCAGTTTATTCCTAGCGTATTCGAAGATACTCGTGCTGACGGAACTACAGTACCGTATTCAATATGGATAAGACAAGCGGGTATTAAACCTACTGTAATCAGACCAGTTTATGTTGCACGTAATGTAGAGAATGGTTGGGCAGGACTAAAAGAACATACAGATGCCGAAGTAGAATTTACTTTCGGCGAACGCGTAAAGAAAGCAATTGAAACTACAGGAATTGGTAAGTATCAGTTGCGCTCTTCAACACAAGGTGCACCCACTGATGCAGGTACATGGGTTGCACGTGGTAGTGCAATAGATACAAGACTTGAATACTTCTATGATACTGGTTATCAGGCACTAGAAACCTACACGTCACAATATACAGAAGATTATCTTGGTGAGTATGAAGCAACTTATGCGGGTAACTATGAACCCACTTACACAGGCGAGTTCACAGGCGATTACCTAGGCACTTACGATGGTGACTTCATTGGCAACTACACTCCAACATATGACGGTGATTATCTAGGCGATTACTCGCAGAACTATCTTGGTGACTACAACACAGAATATACTCAGAACTATCTAGGTGACTATGTAAATCAATACACACCTACATATGATGGTGCCGATTACATTAGTGATTATGAAAATACATATGATGCTGATGCTGTCATTGAGCAATATGCCAGCGACTACGAATCTGTCGATTACGTTGGCAACTATATTTCTGATTATAACACAGACTATATTTCCGATTATACCAATACATATCTTTCAGACTATTCTGGTACAGAGTATGTCGGCAATTATATTTCTGATTATCTAGGTGGATTCCAGACCGATTATCTCGGAAACTATATTTCAAATTATATTGATGATGTTTATGTAGGCAACTACATCACTGATTACACCAGCGATTATATTAGTAACTATCTTGGATCTTATGATGGTGATTATCTAGGTGATTATGGCGCAAGTTATGAAGGTGCTTATGATAACTCATACGAAGGAGACTTCCAAGCAACTTATGCTGGTGACTTCACTGCTGATTATCTCGGAACATATCTGACAGATTACGATTCGCAATACGAAGGGCAGTTCTCTGAAAACTACGATGGTGATTACATCAGCGACTATCTCGGAACATATTCTAGTGGATATGAGTCTGAATATGAGACAGGTTATATAACCCAATACGAAGGCGCGTATGATGAATCAGAATATGTGGGCAACTTTGTTGCTAGTTATGATAACTCATACGAAGGAGACTTCCAAGCAACTTACGCTGGTGATTACATCAGCGACTATCTCGGAACATACCTAAATGATTATGATTCACAATATGAAGGTCAATTCGCAGATAACTACGCCGGCGATTACATCAGCGACTACCTTGGAACATACGCTAGTGGATATGAGTCTGATTACTCCACTGACTACCTTACACAATACGAAGGTGCGTATGATGAATCAGTATATGTGGGCAACTTTGTTGCTAGTTATGATAACTCATACGAGGGTGACTTTCAAGCAACTTATGCTGGTGACTTCACTGCTGATTATCTTGGAACATACCTAAATGATTATGATTCACAATATGAGGGTCAGTTCGCAGATAACTACGATGGTGATTACATCAGCGACTATCTCGGAACGTACACTAGCGGATATGTGTCTGATTACTCTACTGACTATCTTACACAATACGAAGGTGCGTATGATGAAGCGAATTATCTAGGAAACTTTGTTGCTGATTATGTGTCTGACTTCGAAGGTGCTTACACCAATTTGTATGCTGGTGATTATATCAGCGACTATCTTGGAACATATGCTGGTGAATATGAAAGTGCTTATGCTACAAACTTCGATGGTATTTACGTTGGTGGATTCGATACAGATTATACAGCAACTTTTGATGGAGAATACGAGAACACCTATATCGGCAACTATGTTTCAGACTATCTTAATGAGTTTGAAACTACATACACAGGCGACTATGGTGGTGAATACACCTCTACTTACGCCGGTAATTATAGTGGCAACTATATTTCAGATTATACGAATGAGTTTGAAACCACATACATCGGTGACTATGGCGGTGAATATGTTTCTACTTACGCTGGTAATTATAGTGGCAACTATGTTTCAGACTATCTTAATGAGTTTGAAACCACATACGCAGGTGATTATGGTGGACAATATACTTCTACTTACGCTGGTAATTATAGTGGCAACTATGTTTCTGACTATCTTAATGAGTTTGAAACACCATACGTAGGAAATTATAGCGGTGAATATGTTTCTACTTACGCTGGTAACTACCAAACACAATACGCTAATGACTATACTAATGAGTTTGAAACAACTTATACTGGTGATTATCTAGGTAACTATGAAACTGATTATGCAGGCAATTATATTACTCAATACTCTGCCGAATATCAAGTACCTTACACTGGTGTTTACACAGGCGATTACATCTCTGACTATATTGGTGATTACATCTCACCTTATGATGGCGCTCTGTACACTTCAGATTATATCTCTACTTACGAAAGTGCATATGGTGGTCAATTTGAATCATCATACACTGGAGTATTTGACGGAACAACATACTCAGGAAACTATGCTAGTCAATACGTAGGCAACTACATTGGCCTATACAACAAGAACTACGCGACAGCATATGAAGGCACTGATTACATATCCACATACGAAGAAACTTACACTGGAGATTATTCTGGACAATATTCTTCTGCTTATGTAAGCGTTTATGATGCTCAAGCATATGCTACAGCATACGAAGAGAATTATATTGGAGATTATTCTGGTACATTCGGTGCTACGTTCTTAGGAACTTATGATAGTTCAAACTATACTTCAACATACGTAGAGACTTATGTTGGTGATTATCTTGGTAATTATGCTTCTGCTTATGTAAGCGTTTATGATGCTCAAGCATATACTGCATCGTTTGACACAACCTATTCTGGTGAGTACTCGGGCGTATTTAACGCATCTTTTGCAGGCGAATATGATAGTACACAATATACTTCATCATTTGAAACTACATATGTTGGTGATTATATTGGTCAATTTAGTCAGAACTTTGCTGCCAGTTTCGACGGAATACCTTATGTAGGATCATTCGAGACAAACTATGTCGGCAACTATCTCGGACTGTTCACAGGTCAGTTCTCAGCATCATTTGCGGGTTCTGATTACATCTCAATATTTACTGCTCAGTATACTTCGCAATATACTGGACAGTTTAGTGCTACTTTCAATGCTTCTTATGATGCTACAACATATGTAGGAGATTATGTATCTGGATACGCAACAGCATATAGCGGTGCGTTTGGTGCAACCTTTGTTGGCGAATATGATAGACAAGCATATGATACACAGTTTTCAGCAACTTATACCGGAAACTATATTGGTCTATTCTCTGCTACATTCTTAGGAACGTATGATAGAACAGGTTATGCTTCTAATTTTACTGCTGACTATACAGGTAATTATACTGGTGCCTTCGGTGCTACATTCTTAGGAACGTATGATCGTCTGCAATACACAAATGAATTTGAAAGTGCATATCTCGGCAACTATATCGGACTGTTCACACAAACGTATATTGGTTCTTATCAAAGAATCAACTATCTTACACAGTACGAAGGCATATACACAGGTGATTATAGTGGTGCCTTCAGTGCTACATTCTTAGGAACGTATGATCGTGCTGCCTATGCACGAGAGTATGACAGAGTTTATACAGGTAATTATACTGGCCAGTTCACAGCAAACTATGCCGCGACATATGATCGAATTGACTACACTTCTCAATACACGGGCGGTTATACTGGCGGTCCCGCTGAAACTTTCGGTGCTACATTCTTAGGAACGTATGATCGTGCTGGATACGTATCACAGTATACGGGTCAATATGTCGGTCAAATTAGCGAAGTGTTTGGTGCTGATTACACAGGTAACTATGATAGTAGTAACTACACTTCGTCTTATACTGGACAATATGTAGGACAGATTGCTGAAAACGAGAATACCACCAATCAAGAATCTTTTGATAGTGGTCAATATGCCGCTCAGTACACAGGACAATATGTAGGACAGGTTGCTAAAAACGAGAATACCACTAATGCTGAGTCGTATGATAGTTCAAACTACAACACACAATTTACTGGTAACTATACTGGCGGAGTTACTGAGAATATAACCCAGTCACAGAACGAATCGTTCGCAAGAGATTCTTACGTCTCACAATATACTGGTCAGTATACTGGTGTAGTAGCACAAAACACTAACGAAACCTTTACACAAAACTTTAACGAAGCGGGATCCTATCAGGTTGGTTATGTAGGACAATATATTGGTCAAGTTTCACAGACTCAGCAAACTGGTGAGAGTGAAAACTTCCAAGTAAATTATACTGGTGATTATACTGGTCAATATATTGGAGTGATTTCACAGACCCAACAGACTGCTACAAATGAAGACTTCAACGTACAATATACTGGTGATTATACTGGTCAATATACTGGTGCTGTACAGGAAGCAATATCTTCTACTTACACCGGTGGTTATACTGGTGTTTACAGTGGTAGTTATACTGGTGGTTATACTGGTGGGGTTTCTCAGACTCAACAGACTGGCATTGCTGAAGCAATAACACAGTCACAGAATCAGTCATTCGCCCGCAATTATGCTGGTAACATCTATGGGACTACTTCTCAGGTGTCTCTGGGATATACTTCTGACTCATATAATCTGGTGAGTAGTGTAGGTTATAACCCAATCAATCAAGGTGGTGCTTTTTACTCTGCCGGATCGATGTCTCCTACCTATTGGGGAGGAGGAGTCAATTCGACAGTCACTAAAGTATACAAAAAGAATAACTTTATATACGACGGCACCGGGCAAGATGAGATGCACCTGTTTTTCGGATCAACCTTCAGTGCATCACAGCAGGGTTCTTTCGGTTCTTTGTTTATATGGTATAGCGGGACTAGTACCACTGCGACTGCGGCAGACAGAGCGGGTCATCGATTCTATTCATCACAAGCAACATTGAGTCTCGGCACTAATCAAACGCATTACGCATGGTTACTGGGCAGTGTAGGTACCCAGTACCCTTTATGGACTTCCAATCTTAATGCTGAGGGTACACCGTGGAATGTTGCTTGGATTCCAAATACAACAGCGTCTACTAATTATAATGCCGGTACGTATACAGGACAATACTCTGGTCAATATGTTGGTGTTTATGTTGGTGGATATACTGGAGTATATACTAGAGTACAACAAACTACTGTAATCGATAATGTCGCAGAAACAATTCAACAGTCATACACTGGAACATACACTGGTGGATATGAACGATCACAGAATCAAACTTTCAGTGCGGTCTATGCAGGAACTTATACTGGTCAATATACTGGTGGTTATGTTGGAGCATACGAGAGAGCGCAGAATCAAACTTTCACTGCGGTTTATCAAGGAACTTATACTGGTATTTACACGGGTGGTTATGTTGGTCTATACGAGAGAGCGCAGAATCAAGAATTTGCTGTTGTATACACCGGTTCATACTTAGGCGACTACACTGGACAATACTCTGGTGGTTATGAACGTGCGCAGGACGAAACATTCGGTGCAACATATATCGGTGACTATATCGGTCAATACTCTGGACAATACTCTGGTGTATATACACGAGAACAGGCAACAAATTATGCCTCTGATTATCTAGGAACATTTGTCGGTAACTATACTGGACAATACCTTGGATTATATGAACGTGCCCAGAATGAATCGTTCACCGTAAACTATCAAGGAACTTATACTGGTGGTTATACTGGACAATATGCGGGTCTATATGAACGTGCGCAGGACCAAGCATTCGCGGCAAACTATCTCGCAACTTTTGAAGGCGCATTCGGAGCGCAGTACACAGGACTATATGAACGTGCGCAGGACCAAACATTTGCTGCCACATACACAGGAACATTTGAAGGTAACTATGTATCACAATACACTGGTTCTTATGAACGAGTGCAGGATCAGCAGTTCTCTGCTAACTATCTAGGAACGTTCAACGCGAGTTATGCTTCTCAGTACGAAGGCGCGTTCGCTTCCGACTATGCCACACAATATGCTTCACAGTACGTAGGAACATTTGAAGGTGACTATCTATCACAATACACCGGTGGATTCACTCAGAACTTTACAGGTCAGTTCGGTGTTAACTATGAAGGAACGTTTGACGGTAATTATGCGACACAGTACGAAGGTAATTTCTCACAATCTTTTACTGGTACTTATGCTACACAATATACAGGAACATTTGAAGGTAACTATGTATCAGAATACTCGGGTGCATTTGCCGCTCTTTATACAGGAGACTTTGCTGCCTCGTATCTAGCAACGTTTGATGGAAATTATGTTAGTCAATATGAAGGTAACTTTGCTGCCAACTTCGGGGCGCAGTTCAGTGAACAATATATTGGAACTTTCTCTGGTGACTATGTGTCAGAATATATCGGCGCATTCAATGTTACATATCAAGGCAATTACACTTCTGATTACATTGATACATACACATCCGATTATGTTTCACAGTATGAGTCGCAGTTCTCCGCTGTATATGCTGGCAACTTCGAAGGTGCATATACAGATGATTATCTTGGCGAGTATGCTAGTCAATACGAAGGCAACTTTAGTGCAACATTCACTGGAACTTATAACGTAGATTACATCGACACATATACCTCTCAATACCTGTCTACTTACGAAGGTGCTTTTCAAGCACAGTTCATAGGAACATACGACTCACAGTATCTAGGAACTTTCATCGGTGATTATGGTTCAGCATATGAAAGCAACTTTACTGCTAACTTTGATGGAACATATGATTCAGCATATATCGACACTTATGCGGGTGATTATATCTCGGCATACACAGGTGCTTTCCAAGCAAACTTTGAAGGAACCTACGACACACAGTATCTAGGAACATTTGAAGGCAACTATGTGTCACAGTACACTGGTGACTTTGCCGCAACATTCACTGGAACCTATGACGTTGATTATATTGATACATATGCTGGTGATTATATCTCGGCATACATAGGTACTTTCCAAGCAAACTTTGTTGGAACATATGATGGTAACTTCACAGGAACTTATGCTACAGGTTACAACACTGACTATGAAGGAGCGTTCTTAGTTGACTATCTTGGTGATTACATATCTGATTATGTTCCTACATATGAAGGTCAATATGCTACTCAATATGAAGGTGATTATGCATCGCAGTACTTAGGTAATTATAACTCTGCTTACACATCCACTTATGACGGTAACTTCACTCAGACATATGCGGGTAACTTTACTGATGTATATGTTTCTGACACATATATCGGCGATTACATAAATCAGTACACGCAAGATTATGTATCTGGATATGCGACACAGTACGAAGGAGCATTCCAACAGAACTATATCGGAACTTATGACACTCAGTACGAATCACAATACACTCAAGATTATGTTTCTGACTACGATTCTGGTTATGTCGGTGACGATTTAGAGCAATATGATGGCACTTACGGAACTGCATATGCGGGCGACTTCATACAGGACTTTATCACTGACTATGATTCTCAATACGAAGGAGACTTCCAACAGAACTATGTAGGCACTTACGGAACTGCATATTCTGGAGACTTCGTACAGGATTTTATCACTGACTATGATTCAGGTTACGAAGGAGACTTCCAACAGAACTATGCTGGCACTTACGGAACTGCATATGCGGGTGACTTCATACAGGACTTTATCACGGACTACGATTCTAGTTACGAAGGAGATTTCCAACAGAACTATGTAGGCACTTATCAGACTGCCTATGCTGGAGACTTCACTGCGGACTATCTTACTCAGTACACAGCATCTTACGATGGCACTGTCTATGCTGGAACATACGACTCAAATTATATCAATCAGTATGAGTCAGACTTTACTGAACAATATACTGGTGAGTACGACGACATTGATTATGCAGGTAATTATATCAGTGACTTCGAAACTGATTACACGGGTTTCTATACCTCAGATTACATAGGCGATTATCAGAGTAATTATCTAGCAACATACGCAGGATTCTACGAGACTGCATTCACTGCAACTTATGCAAGTGAATATACTTCTAACTACGATGATCAAGATTATGCTGGCAACTATGTTAGTCTTTACACTGGGGATTTCATTGGACAATATACTTCAACTTATGAGACTGCTTATGATGACATCAACTACGTAGGCAACTATATCAGTGACTATGTTAGTGACTATAGCGGTGATTATGTAACAGATTACGTAGGGGATTATCAGAGTGATTACCTAGCAACATACGCAGGATTCTATGAGACTGGATACCTTACAACATATGGAAGTGAATATACTTCTAACTATGACGACATTGATTATGCTGGCAACTATATTAGTCTTTACATTGGCGACTTCATTGGACAATATACTTCAACTTATGAGACTGCTTATGACGACATTGATTATGGTGGTAATTATATTAGTGACTATGTTGGTGACTATAGTGGTGATTATGTAACAGACTACATAGGCGATTATGAGAGTAATTATCTAGCAACGTATGCAGGATTCTATGAGACAGAATACCTTACAACATATGCAAGTGAATACACGTCCAACTATGATGATCAAGATTATGCTGGCAACTATGTTAGTCTTTACATTGGTGACTTCATTGGACAATATACTTCAACTTATGAAACCGCATATGATGACATCAACTATGTGGGTAATTATATTAGCGACTATGTTGGTGACTATAGCGGTGATTATGTAACAGATTACACTGGAGTTTACGAAGAGCAGAACTACCTTGGCAATTACGTATCAACTTATGATGATATTGAATATGAAGGTAACTATGATTCAATCTACACTACAGATTATCTTGTTGACTTCGAGGGTAATTACTTAGGTGATTACAACACAATCTACGAAGGAACTTATGAGTCTTTATATTCAGGTGACTTCTTACAAGGATTTGATGGAGTCTATGAGGGTGGTTTCGATTCTACTTACGCAGGTGATTACGGTACTACTTACGCAGGAGACTATGAGTCAAACTACACACTAACTTATGTTGGTGATTATCTTGGTGACTATACTCCATCGTACTCAACTCTATATGCTGGCAACTACACAGGCACTTATGACGCTGATGCAGTAGATGAGTCTTACACTGTTGATTATATCGAACAAACTTATGATACGGACTACACAGTAGACTATCAAGAGGATGTCTATCTGGGCAACTATATAGATACATTTGACGGCGCAGATGTTGAAGAGACTTACGTTTCCTCTTATGACGATGTTGATTATTCTACTGACTATTCTTCTGACTACGATAATGTCGATGCAATAGAGAACTATCAAGATGCTGATTACACAGGAACATATACTCAAGACTATGCGATAGATTATCAAACATCTATATTATACGGTGTTGGTGGCAAGTTACTTGCTAATCCAGTACAAATTGAAACATACACATTATATGTAAGGGTAGCATAATGACAGTGGAATTTTTAGACAATGGATTTTGGGAAAACGAAGAAAAGACAATACTTAAATGTATTCGCTTAACTCCTATACCAGAAGGAGGTAGAAAGAAAGACGTTCTTGAACTACGTAAGATATTGCCGGACGGTTCAGAATGTCCTCAGTTCAAGCAGTGTATCGCACAGCATGGTATAGCAAAGATTGATGCTAATACGCAAGTTCGAAAGGATACTAAAGAGAAAGAAGATCGAGAGAAACGTGCTATACACGAGCAACGTAAAAAATCTCACGAACTTGAACAACTCTTTAATGCCAAACTACAAGCATTCGAAATTGATGAGATCAAGAACTCAACAAATCGCGAGTTGCGTTCTAAACTACGTAGGGCGAAGAATGTTATTGAAATGAATGCATTGGCAGCATTAGTGATTGGAAGTGAACTTGGTTATTTTAAAAAGGTAGATGAAGATGAGCGAACCGACTAAAGGTTATGTTATTGTAGCATCACGAAAGAAGTTTTTTTATGTCTCTGCCATTAATTTGATGGAGTCAATCAAAGATTATTATCCTGAAGCACAGATTACATTTGTAGTAGAAGAAAAGTTTCTTGACGGACAAGAAAGAATTGCAGACAATGTTATATTCTGCGACGATCATGCTAGAGCAAAACTGATTGGTATGGCAAAGTCTCCGTATGATATAACGTTTTATGTCGATGCTGATATAGAATGTGAACATGAAGACATTGCAACTATCTTTGATAAACTTGATGGACACGATTTGATGTTTACTGGTTTACCTGCTGATAGGCATTATTGCTATGCCGAGGTGTTCTTCGAGGGTGCAAGAAAACCAGACGGCACTAAAGCAGGATTTGAATTGTGTGGTGGTGTTTGTCTATATGATATGCGTAAACCCTTAGTTCGTTCATTCATGCAAGATTGGTATGACTTGACTGTTGCTCAGTACGGTAAAGTTTGGTGGCCAACATTAGAAGATGGAGTGACCGAAGATTTAGAAAATTATCCTGCAACTCTGAAGAGATGGGATCAATTCTCACTGTGGTGGTTAGTCAATAAAGAACCTAAGTACAAAGATTTGAAAGTCGGTATACTAGAAGACGATGCTCGGTGGAACTTTTATTCCAAATATAAATATGATCACAACAAGGATCCTGTCGTATTGAGACACTATTCTTCTTCTGGAGCAAAGCAACTGGATTTTTAAATATGATGAAAAATATACCACTGAATGATTATGCAATTAATCTTCTGAACGAAGCACTTTGGTTTACTAAGGAAGAGAACTACAGTGCTGTTATTCCTTCTAAGATAAATGATTTAGATAAAGCAGATTGGTACACTGGTCAAGAATATTTCGAGCAGATTAAGGGCGAGGGCAGACAACATGATGGGTTCCCCGCTTTCGTTACTAGTTATTCATTCAATCAAGATTATAGGTTTGATCCTCGTAATCCACATATTGATCGAAAGATAGCAGAAGTTGCAGATCATCATGGCAAGTTGATGACTAATATACAGACCGCTTTCAATCTTAAAAAGAATGCTCTGTTCTCTGTATATCCGCCCGGTGGTTATATCTCATGGCACAACAATGCGAATGCTTCGGCATATAACTTTATATTCACTTACAGTGAAACTGGTGATGGTTGGTGGAAGCATTGGGATCCAGTCAATCAGAAAATGATTCACATTCCTGATGTTAAAGGTTGGCAATGTAAAGCAGGACACTTCGGTGCATATGAAGATGGACCCGAATCCCTAGTATATCACACTGCACGTAATGGTGAAAGCGGAATACGTATGACAATTGCCTTTGTATTAGATCGATCAGAGATGTCTTTAGGTATACAAGATTGGGTAATTGAAGATATACACGTCTAAACTCTTATAAATAAACCTATAAATATCTCAATAGTATAGCGGATAAAGACGAATGGCACACTACGAAGTATTAACAATTAATCAAGGCACAGATGTTTCTGTTGAACTGCATCTGGTTAATGTCGATAACTCAATAAAAGACTTGACAGGACATAATGTAACTGCTAAACTTGGCACTCATTATGATGCTAAAGACTCTGACAAAACTACTTTTGTTTCTTTAGTGGCAAGTCCACCAACGAGTGGCATTGTTAACCTTTCTTTGACTAACACAGTCACTGCCGCACTTAATCCTAAGAAGCGTTACGTTTATGATGTTGAAATATCCCATATTGATAGTGACACAAGTAACACTATCGTCGAACGGGTGATGGAAGGACTTATCACTATCACCCCTTCAGTAACAACATAAAGGTTAACCATGCCAGCACCAATAGATCAGACATATAAAGTAGTCGTCGGAAATCTCACGAAGGTAAAACGTGTTGTTGTCGGCATACCTATTACTAGCGTAGTTGCCGCCGGTGCTGAAGGTCTAGACATTGACAACATCGCGGGTATTGATACTACCGGAGCAGTCAGTGGCGATCTATTAATATACAATGCGATTACTGATGCATGGGAATCAAATAAGTTACTAAACGAAAATCAGATTATAGATGGTAAATACTATCCTTCTGATTCCGCACACGGTCTAATACTAACACGTAGAAGCGCAACGAGTGGAGAACCACCTTATCTTCGCTCTGGTGAGATGGCGTACTCATGGTTAGTTGATTCTGCTACAGATGGATTTGGTAATGGCGGACAGAGATTATACATCGGTGTAGGAGCAGACTCTACTTATCCCGATGGAACTGTTCGATCAGAATCGCTTGAAGTTATTGGTGGTTCTTACTTCACAAATCTTCTTAATCATCAAGCAGGTATTAATACTGCTAACAGTGCATTAATTGTTGACTCGAATGGTAGAGTTGACTCTTTAATTGTAGATACATTAACAGCAATTAATCTTACAGCAACTGGAACAACAACTCTTGATTCAGCAGACATTGGACCATTAACTGTAAGAAACAACGCATTATTTGATTCTGATGTTAGAATATCCGGTAATCTAATTGTAGATGGCGACACTACATTTGTACTGGATGTTACACTTGATTCAACTTTAGTTAACGGTGATTTAACCGTAAACGGTAGAACTTTTCTTAATGCAAATGGCGAGTTCTACGTTGATAGCGTACAGATTGAACAATATATTGATAGTAGTGTTAATCGATTACTGACACCAGGTAGTGCGATTTCTTTATTATACAGTGATAGCGAAAATACTTTAACAGTAAGTGCTATCTCAACAGATTCGGCAGTACTGGGTGTTGCATCGTTTAATGCGATTGCAGGAGATTCTTCTCAAACTGCCAAACAATTTACAGTAGTCGATGGTGCAGTTAGTGTGAATATACTTGATGGTGGATTCTTTGGTAATGATTCAGCGTATCCAGGGTAATTTAAAGACACTAAATAGAAACACTAAGAGCATTATAACAGGATATAATATCAATGTCAACCACTAAGTTACTAAATCGAAGAACTAATGTCCCAGGTCAGTTGCCTGGTATTTCAGACATTAGTCTTGGTGAAATAGCGATCAACACGCACGAAGGTAAAATGTACCTCAAGCGTGATAAGTTTGGCGTAGTTGATATAGTTCAAGTAGGTGAAGATGCAGTAGAGAATGTTTTTTATGTTTCTAAATCTGGTGAGTTTGGTAATTCAGGTACTTCTCTTGGCGACTCTTTCAAAACTCTTGACTCTGCTGTATCTACAGTCACCACTCTAAAAACATTTGCATTTGACGAATCTTTATGTAGTCGTGACTTAGGTTACATCTTTGACGGACTGTATCTTGACATTGCTTTCGGAACAAACTATAATGCAGTAACATCTGGTCACGCTTATCAAAGAGCAGGATCAACTAAAGTTACAACACAGCAATTACAACCTACTAGAGTAGCGTTTAACCAAGCACGAGGCGCTGTCGGTTCTGTTCCTGAAGTAAAAGCAAGTACTGGTATTACAGGAGCATTGTATAGAAACAATGCTCACTGGTCAGAAATAGTAGATATTCTTATTAACGGCAAGGTGAGTACAGAGCAGGCACATGACGATCTAGTCTTTCCGCCTCCTGCGGTATTACCTACAGCAGATGCTGACGATGCTGCCATCATTCTCCAGAACAATCGAGAATGGTTAAAAGGTGAACTTATAGCATTCATTACTGCAAACTATCCTTTAGCATCATACGATGAAACTCTATGCCGCAGAGACATAGGATTTATTGTTGATGGTCTAACATTCGACATATTATATGGTGGTACTCACGCCATCACTATTAACACCCGCGCCTATTTTATCGGTGCTGTAAGTCAGTTGAGCGATGGCGAAGTTCCTGCAACAGTTGCCGCATATGAACATATGAGAGATGTACTAGTTGAACTTTTCACTAACAGTCTAACTAGTAATATTACTGCTTCGGCAGATGAGACTGGCAATTCAGGACAGTATGCCACTTCCACCGAAAGTACTATTTTAACAACATTACTCGATGACATATTAATTGACACATTAGTTGCTGGTAATCTTAATAGTTTACCTGCCGCTGTTGAACCTATTCTGACAAGTCGAGGAGTAAGTGCTGAGTTAAGAACTGCTATTTCTTCAGTTAAAGATACCGAAGATCAGATTATTCTTCAGTCGGTAAAGTCTGCTAAGAATACTGGTGACACTACAATCTTCTTGAAGTCTGGTGATTATCAGGTAAACAATCCTATTAAGTTACCACCTAAGACAGCAATTGTTGGTGACAACTTGAGAACGACTACTATTCGACCAAAGAGCGTTGACTCTGACATATTCTATATGGATAATGGTTGTTTCATTAAAGACGTTACTTTCCGAGACCATCAGAACTTTGCTGCCTGTGTAGCATATGATCCCAAAGTAGATAGTGCTGGCGCTGGTCCATTCATCGTTCAATCACCTTACGTTCAGAACTGTACTTCTATTACCAACGATGGTATCGGTATGAAGATTGACGGATCTAAATGCTCGGGTCTGAAGTCGATGGTATCAGACGCATTCACACAGTACAATGCCGGTGGTATCGGTACGTATCTCTTGAATCGTGGTTACGCACAGTTAGTATCTATCTTTACAATCTCAACACAGACTTCTATTCTTGCTGAAACTGGTGGACAATGTTCTATTACGAACAGTAACTCCTCGTTTGGTGACTTCGGACTAATTGCTCGCGGTAGTTCTGAAGTACTGTATGATGGTAATCTCGATTCAGCAAAACTCTTGTATGATGATACAATTCGTATTTCAAATGTGATAAATAGAGATAGTGCTGATTATTTCGGAACTGTCGGTCAAACTAAGTTGCCAAACTACGGTGATGCAATGAAGTTTGATAGTGAAGAATATTATTATACAGTGTTGGGTGTTGATTCTGTTGGTGGTGGTGTATATGACATCTCTTTCGAACCTGGACTGAATAGTAATAAATTAGCAAATCAAGAGATAACGTTCAGACAGCGATCTCAGATCACATCATCTTCGCACACATTTGAATATGTGGGTGCTGGAACTAACACGTTTACTGCTATTCCTCAGAATGGTGGTATACCAATACCAGAAAGCGAAGTAGTATACGATGTTGACACAAACGAAGGTTTAGTAGTATTCACATCGACGGATCAGTTAGGCGACTTTAGAATTGGTGCAGAACTGACAATTAAAAGACAAGAAGGTAGAATTGTAGGTGAGACGTTTGAACGATCTCTATACGCTATTCTAACTCCATATATTCTAGCACTAGAAGGTTAAAGAAAAATGGCAACTCCACTCAATACGTTTAAGTCAACTTCTGTTACTGTTGTTGGTAAAGATACGCTTACTGGCGACAGCGATTTAGTCTATACTTCACCCAACGGAATCACGGCGATTGTGTTGATGGCGCAGGTAGCGAATATCGACTCTGCTGGTACTGGTACTTTCGAGGTTAATATGCAACAGTCGCTGTCACTGGCAGCACCAGCAGTTCACTTGATTAAAGGTTATCGAGTTGCGCCTCGTGATGCAGTAAGTCTGATTACAGGTAAGTTAATTATTGAAGAAAACGGTGTTATCCGATGCTCAACTAATGCGGCGGGTGCTGGCAAACTGCAATTAACTCTAAGTTATTTGGAATCATTAAATGGTTAATACAATAAGCGTTTCGGGCACTTCTCTTACAGGTGGTGTATCCACCAGACCAGTAGAGGATCTCGATTCAGCAAGATATGAGTATATCACTCTCGATCAGGTAGAACCGAGTCCTGGTAATCCGACAACTGACGGTCAAGTTCTCACGTCTCTTGCTGATGGTACTCGTTCTTGGGGGGACATATCAAGACTTACGCTTAATGCCCTTAACTTCACGTCACTAGATTCCGGTGAAGTTGGCGACGAATATGCACTATTCGTAAAGAACAATCCTTTTGATGCTAATGCAGATAGTGTTGTTGTTCGTAAGATTGGTGCAGGTGCATTTGCTGACACAGCAAACGAGACTCTAGCAACTGTCACCGCACGAGGCGATAGCACACAAGTCTACTCGTACTTCTACGGTGGACTATATGCTGATAGTGTAGTAATTGCTGGTAATCTTACTGTTAGTGGCACACAAACAATACTTAATACCGCAACATTAGAAGTCGATGATCTAAACATAGTTATTGCTAGAAATGCGACTAACAATGCTGAAGCAGAAGGTGCTGGTATTACAGTTGCAGGTGCTAATGCGGGTATTACATATGCATCTACAGACAACTCATGGAACTTTAATCGTCTAACTAACTTTGAGACAGGTCTTGCAGTAGTAGGACCATCTTTATTTGATTCAGTAACTATTGATGGCGAAGTTGTTATCAATAATACAGATGCATCTGTCACTGCTACATTCGGTTTATTCTTAGAACCCACCACAAATAGACTTGTTACACGTACCATCTCAACAGATATTCTTGATGGAACAATTGAATTAACTCAGGTTGTATCGACCGATCAAGACTTAACATTCTATCCTACATTTGTAAGTGTACTAAATGGCGGAGATAGTGCCAAAGTTGATAGTGCATTAACATATAATGCTTTTAGTAATAGACTTACTCTTGGTAATCTTTCTTTAACTCAGATTGATAGGGACCAAGAGACCGATAACGTGCTTGTACTTTCTGCACAAGACTCTGTATCGTTCAGAGAATTGGGCAATCTTGCTTATCTCGATTCAGAGCAAGACACACTACAATCTGTAACCAGTCGAGGTGCTACTAGTACAGACAGCGTAACTTTCGCGGGTATACATGTAGAGGGTGATATCGAAGCGAGTCGCTACTTTGACGCTTCGGCAAGACAATTAGTAATTTATGACTCAGTAGGTGCTACTCTCTGGGGTGCATAAATAACAGATAAACATTGGAGTAACAAATGGCATCGCCAGATTCAAGACAAGATTTAATCGACTTCGCTCTACGTAGATTGGGCGAACCTGTAATTGAAATCAATGTTGATATAGATCAAGTTGAAGATAAGGTTGATGACGCTCTTCAAAAATATCAAGAGTTTCATAGTGATGCAACACTTAGAACTTATCTCAAGCACGAAGTAACTAGTACTGATGTTACTAATGGATACATTCCGTTAAACGCAAACATTCAGTGGGTAAAGAGATTGTTTCCTCTGAATTCATCGTTTGGTTCAGGCGGCAATATGTTTGATCTAAAGTATCAGATGTATTTAAACAATATGGCAGACTTCTATAGTTTTGCGGGCGATCTATCGTACATATATCAGATGGAACAATATCTAAGTATGATTGATCAGCAACTAAGTGGAATGCCTCAAGTACGCCACTCACGTAGAGAAGGTCGTCTATACATTGACGGCGATCTTGCTGACGGAGATATTAAAGCAGGCGATTATGTTATTGCTGAAGTATATCAGATCATTGATCCGGAAGTACACTTGAGCATATGGAATGATATGTTCATGAAAGATTATACCACACAATTAATCAAACAGCAGTGGGGCGTTAATATGTCCAAGTTTGAGGGAATGCAATTGCCGGGTGGTGTTACTATTAGTGGTCGTCAATTGTATGAAGACGCGACTGCTGAAATCGAGAAACTTGAAGAGAAATTACGTCTCGAACAAGAACTCCCAGTTGACTTTCTGATAGGATAACATGGCAACTAATCTTTACTTCTCACAGGGCAGAAAGTCTGAGCAGACTCTCTACGAAGATATCATTATTGAGTCTTTGAAGATGTATGGTCAGGACGTTTACTATGTCCCGCGTGAACTGGTCAACAGAGATACAATCTTTGGTGACGATAGCACTTCACGATTCGACAATGCTTACCGTATAGAAATGTACATAGAAGGTGTCGAAGGATTTGATGGTGAAGGTGACTTGTTCGCTAAGTTTGGAGTAGAGATTCGAGATGCTGCCACATTCATTATGGCAAGACGCCGATGGTTGAACACTGTTGCTTCTATAGAAAACACTTTAGAAGAACCGTTCTATCGTCCGAGAGAAGGCGATTTGATTGTCTTAACATTGTCTAACTCTATCTTCGAGATTCAAAAAGTAGAAGACGAGACACCATTCTATCAGTTAAAGAATCTTCCTGTGTTCCGTATGCGATGTGAATTGTTTGAATACAACGACGAAGATTTTGATACGGGTGTTGGAGAGATCGATGCAATTGAGACTGTACACGCATACAGTTCTACGCTTATATTTGATGAGACAACATTTAGTGTAGCAAATAGTAAGTTTGAGATTGGCGAAGAGATATCACAGGTCAATGCAACTTTCACTATGAATGGTGAGATTGTTAATATTGATGCTTCTGTTCCAGGAACATATAAGGTCTATGTTTCTCACGGTGGTGCCACCGATGGTCTTTATCATAGTTGGGCAGCATCATTACCTGTAGTAGGACAGAGTTCAGGAATCAGTGAAACCCCAACATCAGTTGGCAGCGAGAACTTAGAAGTGGATAATCAGAATGCAATCTTTGATACGGTTGCAACAGACTTCATCGACTTCTCTGAGTCTAATCCGTTTGGAGATCCAGTATAATGTTAGGTTCACACTTCTATCACCAAAGAATTAGAAAAGCAGTTGCTGTATTCGGTTCATTGTTTAATAACATAAACGTCATACGTAAGAATACCGCAGGCGAAGTTATTAGTCAAGTAAAAGTTCCTTTATCTTATGCACCAAAGCGCGACTTTCTCACACGCATGGATAATATGCTTAACGGTGAGACGAACGAAAGACAGATAGCATTGAAACTGCCTAGAATGTCATTTGAGATCATAGCAATGAATTATGATCCAGTAAGACAATTACCTAAGATGAACAATTGTGTTAAAGCGCCGACAACGTATACTGGTTCAGCAACACAACTATACACTCCTGTTCCATACAATGTAAACTTTCAGTTGAACGTGTATGGTAAAAGTCAGGATGATGTATTACAAATTATAGAACAGATTCTACCCTATTTCACACCACAGTATACTGTAACAGTAAAACCTTTATCGGAGTACGATGTCAAGGAAGACACCCCCATAACAATGACGGGTATCACTTTCTCTGATGACTATGAAGGTCAGGTTGAGAATAGACGTTCTATCATATATACACTTGACTTCGAAATGAAGATCAGTTTGTATAAGGGTGTTGCGGCATCAGGTACTATTATAACAAGTGCTGATATTAACGTTAAAGATTTAGAAGGCAATGACTTGTTCACTACATCTTTGGTAGGTAACATTATAACAGGTACGAGTGGTACACTAGCAAACGAAGATGGTGGCACAATAACACAAGCATTCAAGATTGTTAATGCGCAGAGTAGAGTAACCTCATTTACAATCGGCACTGCTCCTACAAATGGCACCGCAATTGCTAATGCTGATACAACTATAGTAACGCCTTCGGGTGGGTTTAACGCTACTGGTACTTGGTCATATATTCCTGATCCAGATTTCTCGGGTTCTGACTCATTCGTACTTGATGTAAATCTAGTAGACGGAACAAAACTCGAACAGACAATCAACGTCACGGTAACTAATGCGATTGATGATGCTATCAATGTTGTAGCGTCAATTGACACTGGTGTTGCATTATCAATTGATATTGATGTTGGTGCTAATGATTCATTCGAGTCTACTTCTATTGTCTACTCTATACCGACAGGTGGTGCACCAGATAATGGTGTAGTAGCAATACAAGATTCAGTGAATGGAATAATTCGTTATACTCCTGATAGTGGGTTTACAGGAGTCGATATATTCACATATAGAGTGACACCAAGTACAGGACAAGTAGAAACTGCAACAGTTACGATAACCGTGACTTAAAACACTATAAATAGAATTATAGAAAACATATTCTGAGGAATAACAATGGCAGGCGTAAAGATAACAGACTTAGATTCGGCAATTGGTGCACCAGCATCAGATGACGTTCTAATTATAGTAGATACTAGCACTAACGTGACCAAGCAAATCAAAGCATCAGATTTACTTCTTGGTCAGACTGCTGAAAGAGCGAATACTATAAAGATCGCTAACGACACAACATCTACCGAAGCGTCTATTCATTTTGGTAATGGTGTAAGTGGATCGTATGATTCTGTTGGTATTAGTAGTTCACTTCAATATAATGCTACTACAGGTACTTTGTCTGCACTTGCATTTGAAGGTAACGGTTCTGCTTTAACTAACTTGCCACAGAATGATCCTGTCGTGAATGCGGTTGATGCGGGCGTTGATGCTAATCCATATTATCTGATGATTCGCAACAGTGCGACTGGTCTTGACAGTGTACATACTCAGAGCAACTTAACATCTAATCCAAATACTGGTGTATTAACTTCTCCTTTCTTTGCTGGTAACGGTTCGTTACTAACAGGTGTTCTTGCTGATAGTGCAACTAATGCTGACAGCGCAAACTTTGCTACCGAAGCAACTCATGCTTTATATGCTGACAGTGCTACACAGGCAGCAAGTGCTTTATTTGCTACAAATGCAACTTATGCTGTTAATGCTGATAGTGCAACAGTCGCTACGTCCTCTTTGACTTCTGCTCTTGCTACATTCGCTCTTGCCGCTGATAGCGCAGCGAATGCAAGTAATGCGACTCAAGCACAATATGCTGACACTATTGCTACTACTACTGCCGCCTCAGAGACAACTTTATATCCTTTCATGGGCACTGCTCAGACTGGATTACAAGCAACTCTTGCCGCTGATGCCGCATTAACATATAACGCATCGAACGGTAGATTAACTTCAACAGCATTTTCTGGTGATGGTTCTTTACTTACTAACTTACCTATTCCTGGTGGTGGTAGTATTGCTAACGCATTGAATGTACTTCCTTCTGCTGTAGATGCTTCACACTCCATTCTATTTGTTCAGAGTGCGACTGGTGTAGATAGTGTAAACACAGATGCGGGTTTACTGTACAATCCATTAAGCAACTTATTAACTGTTGGTGCTTTCTCTGGTGAAGGTAAACTACTCACCGAAGTACCTGCAACAAAGATTAACTCTAACTTTAATCCTACTACTGGCACACAGTATGTAATGATGAAAGCGACCCAGACAGGTTCTGATAGTGTATCGGTTGATGGTGGTATCGTATTTGATGCTGCCACTAATACATTGACTGCAATGAATCTCGCAGGTAATGGTTCGAACATAACTGATGTTACTGCTACTAATGCCACCAACGCGGTCAACGTAGGAGTTACCACTATTAATGATAGTGCAACATACTATGTTCACTTGGGTTCGGCAGCATCTGGTAACGATAACACTAACGTGGATCTCAATCTAACATACAATCCTTTGCAGAATTTGATGAATACCGGCATCGCGTATACTACAGATAGCGCAGGTTTATGGAATGGTACCGCACCAACAACTCTTGACTCTGCGGTCAACAGATTTGCATTATTGCTAAAAACATTAAACGGACAAGTAGGCGCTTAACACTAAGTCTAAATAACAGAAAGTATTTGAGGAAGAATAGAAATGGCAGATATTAAAATATCGGCACTACCAGTACTAACATCAGCGGTTGATTCTGATGTTATTGTTATTAATGACGTAAGTACTGGATCAACTAAGAAGATTACTCGCGGTCTTTTGTTAAATCATCTAGCAAAACAACTGCGAGACTCTGCTGATGGCGGTATTGTCATTCCGAATGGTGATCTTACTCTTGCTAACGAACTTATCGCTGGTGGTGACATCTCTACTTCAGGTACAATTAACTTTGGTATCTTACGTGATTATGTCAACAACACCTATGCAACTTCGATTGTAGATTCTGCGGGTGGTTATGATCTGAGTGATAGTGCTTTAACTACAACTCAGTCTGTTGTTCAATATCTTGCGACACACACATCTGATCTAATTAAAATTGATTCTGCTGGACCTACACTCACTACACTATATCCAGTAATGACAAGTATTGTTACGGGCGAAGATAGTGCGAGAACTGATACACAACTATCATACAATCCACAAACAAATATCTTAACTGCGGGTTCATACTCTGGTTTAGGTAACTTGCTTGGTTACACTACAGATAGTGCAGGACTATGGACTACACCTGCGCCAACAAATGTTAAAGACGCGATAGACAGATTAGCACTAGCAGTTAAAACACTCAATAGTCAAGTAGGCGCTTAATGCACAACGTTTTTACAGATAAGCGGCGGAGACATCTCAATCTGCGCGAACCGCAGGTGCAGGGCGTTCTTCCCGAGCATTTTGTTACTGCTTATCCGAAGTTCATAAAACTTCTTGAGGAGTATTATGAGTGGCAAGGTCAGTACGAGTCTACCGAACTTCTCAATCACCTATTCGCATCTCGTGATATCAATGAAACTGATGTAACATTACTTTCATTTATTGAAGACGAGTTGCTTTTAGGTGAAAATTACTTCGAAGGTTTTGGACAATCCGAAGCAGAGAAACGTGCTGCCGCAAACTTTTCTAGCACACTGTTTCGCGCAAAAGGTTCTAAGTTTGCTATTGAATGGTTCTTCAGATCGTTCTATGGTTTGGATGCAGAAGTTCTTTATCCTAAAGAAGACATATTTAACGTATCGGATAATGACTCGCGCATTGGTCCGGACTATCTAAACTATCTTACAGATGATAAACTATATCAAACATATGCTTTGCTTATTCGTGTAGGTATACCTATCTCACAATGGTCAGAAGTATTTAAGAAGTTTGTACATCCTGCAGGAATGTATCTTGGCAGTGAAGTATTACTTTCTAGTAATAATATTAGTAACATTATTTTAGATGATGATAGTGCTGGCAGTATACAACGAACTGCTATGTCATATTCGATTACTAATGACGGTCCTACTGATGAAGGACAAGCAACAACTTTTCAGATTATCGGCAATAATGTACCCGAAGGCACAGGTGTTGTATATGCTTATGTTACTCACGGTTCAACTACTGACTCAGACTTTCCTCTCAACGCATTGACAATACCCGCACACGGTCCTAACAATCGTTACCCCGCAATTAGTAGTAAAATACCACTGCTAAATGATAGTGCAGGACCTGCGTTAATAAATATCAACGATGATAGCGCAACTTTCTCAATAAGAAGTTGGATTGATAGTGACGGTGGTGCTAGTAGCGACAACTATACATTGAATATTATTGATCATGAAGGCAGATCATTAGACAGTACGCTTATTACTATTAACAACGTCGAACCATCTTACTCTTTAGTTGCAGATCCCTCGTCGCCACTTGAAGGTGATGTTATAACATGGACAGTCACAGGAACAAACACTCCTTACGATGGTGAGACTACTTTGTTTTATCATGTAGTTCATGGTGACACAAACGATTCAGACTTCAGTGTTCCTCCTCAACAAGACGCGGATCTACAGAGTGGTGCGGCATTAGTAACTTTATCTGGTGGAATTGGTTCGTTCACACTTAAAACTATTATTGATGGAGCATCAGATCCCGACGAAGAATTTACTGTTAATATTAGAGACTCTAAGAAGTTACAAGTTGCAAGTACAACAGTTTCTGTAACACAAGTAGCAAGTGATTTTACAATTAGTGCTGACGATATAGTTGAAGGTGCATCACTCGTACTTAATATCACTGTAAATCCAGCAGAAATCGGGGACTCGCTGACATATGTTATAACGAATGGTGATTCTCGAATCGCACCTCTTACAGACACCTTTGTTGTTCCCTCTGAAGGCGGTGGTACATTCGTTAAAGTTATACCCACTGAAGTTAGTGATTTATATCAAGGAACTGTAACGCCTACTGTCACTGTAACCAATAACGTAACTAATATTTCAGTACAGACCACATTTGATTTAACTGATGTGACTCCAGTATGGGGAATGACATCTGATCCAGAATTTGCTGTAGAAGGTAATACAATCACTTTCTCAGTAGACGGAACAAATATTCCTGATCCTTCTACCGTATGGTTTGAAATACTTCACGGCACAACTACTAATGCGGATTTCACAGTAACACCTCCGCAGACAGGTACACGCTCATCAACTGTTATTAACGATCCGGGTGATACAGTCAAGCAGTTGACAATTGCAAGTGATAGTGAAGTTGGTGATGAGACATTTACTGCACGTCTATATGATGCGGAGACCGGTGGTAATCTTCTAGCATCTATCCCTTATGTGATACAAGGCACTAACACTTCATATGCTTTATCTCCTAGCGTCTCTTCGGTCAATGAAGGTGGTCAAGTTACATTCACCTTTACCACGAATCAGGCAGATGGTACATACTATTGGTATATTCCAACATATTCTGGGTATACAATACAAGAGGCAGACTTTGCTGGTACTATAGGTACAAACACCAATAGAAGTTCATTTGTTGTGACTGCCGGTACTGGTACTATTGTTGTCGATTTAGTTAATGATTCACTTACCGAAGGTGCGGAAGCATTCAATGTTCTTGTAGCATTGTCTCCGAATGGAAGTGTACCTCCTGTTGTGTCTAGTGGAACTGTCACAGTAAATGATACTTCTGCCACGACATTTACCCTTACTCTGAATCCTGCCAATCACGGACAGAGTACTAGCATTACTGAAGGTGCGACTGCATTTCTCCTTATTAATGCAGACACCAATCAACCGAATTTACAGACGAATTATGTAGAGATTACTGGTTCCGGTGTTGTAGGAAGATTCCCTGTACAACAGAAAAATGTTACTAATGGTCAGTATCCTAACAGTCTTTCTTTCGCAACAACGAATAGTAATACCTATCAAGGTTCGCAAGTTGTTACTGCTAAACTATCTACTGGTAACTATGCATCTCTAGGCGGAACAGTACTTGATACACTCACGTTCAATCTACTTGATCAAGCACCTGCAATGACATTGACACCTAACGCTACGACTGGTGATGAAGGCGATACTATAACATATACTGTTAGTGGAACTAACATTCAAGACGGTACTTACTACTGGTACGATCCTGCACTAGTTAAAACTGTCGATGTTCCTTTCGGTCTTGGTTCCGGCACATCACAAATTAATCACCAAGGATCGCAAGTCGATGTAGAAATAGGAATGTCAACTGATGATGCTAATATACCGGGCACAGTTACTGGCGTATTTGCAGATTATCTCACAATGTCTGATCCCACAACTAGGGCAACAGTTACAGGCGAGCATATAAAGTTTGCGTTTCCTGATAACTTTGCTGACGCAACTGAGATTTATGGTACTGTAGCAGTTTCAAGCAATTCTGGCACCTTTGAGTTAGATACTCTTGAGAACAGTGATTATGCGGATGATGTCTATACCATGCGTGTTTTTGATAATGAATTTCAGTATAACTTCAGCGGCACGAATCTTGGTCTTGCCACTGCCGCAACTGTTACTATTGCAGACACTAATCCAATAGTAGTTCAGATTGCAGAGACCTATATATCTGGTTCTGATACTGGTCAGGATTATAGTTGGGGCAGAGAAAATGCCAACCCTGCCATTGCTATGTACCTCTTCAATAATGGCATGTTTGGGTACCAAGGCGTTAGCAGTAATGACTCGTATATTTCTCCTCCAGAAGCGCGTGGTCCTGATGATGGTAAAGACTATCAAATGCTGGTCAGAGTATACACTAACTCTGCTAGAACGACTTTATATACTCCGGGTGCTTCTGTTGGAACCATGGGTGCTACCATGACTGGTGGAATACACTACGATCCTTCTACTAATCCTTCATATGATGGAATTACCTGGACTAATGCATCTAATCAATGGTTTAAATTAGGGGAACAACCTTCGAACAATAATAGTTTTACAAGATTTGACTTTGCGGGTGAAGTCTCTTCGCTCTCAACAAAAACTGCGAATTTGTATGTAACGACAGTAATTAAAGAGTACACCGGAACATTAGGTACGGGTACTACGCTACATACTAACAACACTTTAGAATTATTCTTAACCGGAAGAGTAGAAACAAGGTAATACATTATGAATAATATAGATGCAAATGATTTAATATATCAGCAAGATTGGTATGATCTTAGCATATGGTATTGTTTTCTGAATAACACGGACGGTTCAACTCGTTATAGAACACCCGCAGTTTTAAATAATGACGGTAGTATTAATTACACTGAGTCGTACAATGTTATGAATGATTTTCATAAAGCAGAAATGTGGGACTCTTATAGGCAACTAATTCCTAGTGCCGGCAACCCTGCCGCTAACGTATATGTTAATGGTCAAATAAAAAGAGTAGATCGTTTAATTAGTGAGACTGAAGGTCAAGAACTTGTTGATATTATTGAAGCACGGTTTCCGGCATATGATCTTGAAACATCTCCTCTGAATGTTGTGGGGAGTTACGGTCCTTATAGACCACCCTATACTGCGGCATCGTCAATAAGTTTCTATGATCTGGAGATGTTCACTTCAGCGGCCGCGGATTTTAGTAGAATCAATGAGTTTGTACACTCACATCCTCCACATTCAAGATATAATGTAGATTTAAACGTATATACAGATTTGATGCCTTGGTTCGGTTACAAGTTTAACCTTGATGATGACACTGTGTCAATGAAGATTGTTCACCGAAATAAAATATCTACAGTTACTTATCCTCCTGTACCTGAAGTTGTCATACATGAGTTGAAAAATATATATTATGCTAGAATACACAACGAAGATGGCACTATAGATAACATGAACGATGTGTTTTTCGATGCGCATTGGCAAGACGTGCAAGCATATTGTACTGAACATGATTTAGATTATCCGATACCCGAAGGTGTTGATGCTACTCATGTTCTTGTTTGGGGTATTGTGTTTAACGGTACTACCGGTGAACCTGTGATGGTGAAAGGATATGAAAGTAGAGATGTACAACCAACTTGATATAACTGATATTGATAAGAGATTCTGGGATAAAACAAATGAAGAGTTGAGTATTGCCAAGCAAAGATATGTTGATGTTCGTATTGAACAACTTGCCGAAGAGCGAGATAAGAATACTGACACCTATGACATAGCGTGGTATAATCGACTCATCGAAGAATTGACTTGGGCAAAACAAATGTCCGAGCGAAAGAGATAATATATGTCAGAAAACAATAACATTGATGCAGACTACAACACCTCTCGTGACACATACAACGACCTGATTGAGAAAGGTCGTGAGTCTTTAGAGTTGATGATTGAAGTTGCCCGTGAGAGCGAACATCCTAGAGCGTTCGAAGTTCTTTCTGGTATGATTAAAAACATATCTGATGTTAATGATAAGTTGATGGACTTGAATAAGAAGTACAAAGAAGTCACCGCAACTACTAAACCCGCTTTAGACGCGCCTAGTACTGTTACTAATAATAATGTATTCATTGGCAGTACAACAGACTTACAGCGAATGCTGATTAAGAATGCTGAAGAGCAAAAGGTAATTGATGTCGTTTCAGACGAATCTCAATAGCGGCACTTCTTATCTCGGTAATCCTAATGTAAAACGTGACGGCGTATTACAACAATGGACTGAGTGGGAAGTCATGGAGTACGCGAGATGCAGTAATGATCCTGCCTACTTTGCTCGTACTTACATTAAGATTATATCATTGGATGAAGGTCTTGTAAACTTTAATCTATAT